TTATATCAATATAGATATTTATACTATAATACACCCTATATAACACACTAACCACTTTACATTTAATACACTATGACGGGGGAGAGCCCCCCGTTAGCCCCCCATGAAATGCCAATTCAATTACTTATTTCGCCTAGTTTTATGCTTTATTCTAAAATGTTTTCTTGTCCTTTTATTTACAATACGACGTCTTCTTGTTTTATGTTTATTTCTCTTAAGTTTTAATGTTTTCTTCCTTCCTCCCGTTGTATCTTCTCTTTTTTGTCTTTTTGTCCGACCTTGCACCACTTCCTGTGACAATTGCTGGGTAAGTCGTCGTGAAACATAAGGAGAAGAAGCTACGGCAAATGGATCATAACGAATCTCTGGACTGGTTGGTCCTTGAACAGGACTAGTTGGTCCTTGAACAGGACTAGTTGGTCCTTGATGATTATTAAATCTCGTTGGAGTTTCTTCTTCTTCTTCTTTATTACTTATGTCTTCAAATTTATTTACATAATTTAATGACGTCTTTTCTTTTATAGAATTACTTATTTCTTTACTCTTATCTCCACATTTTCTATCATCCCAGTTATCGCTATTATTCAACATTACTTCATAAGGTGTCAAATTATATTCCATTTCTTGAATTTTATTGTATATTTTTTTTGTTAAACTTCTAATATCTTTGAAAAGTGCGTCGTCTTTAAATACATTATATTTTTCTTTTAAATTATTTGAAAATTTATTGCCTATTCTTTTGAGTGAGTCACCTCGAATTTCTCCTGACGATTTATAAATTGCTGGCAAATATCCAGATCGGTCGCATAACTCTAACTTATTCTTAAGATAATTTTTTCTATGAATAACTATTTCATTCAATAATGATTTTATTTTATATAATTTTTCATAATAATTATTTAATTCTATCTCCTTTAAATACATATTATTATATCGATTTTTATATGAAGTAGTATCATTATCACCTAGGTTAGTCAATATTTTATCAACCAGTCGGTTTTGAATACTATCTTTTAAATCCTTTTTTATAAGTTCTATATTTTCAGATCTTTGTTTAAAAAAATAAGCATTTTTTTCTTTTTTCAAAGTTAATAATGTTTGTGAAGGATATAGAGTTGATGAATAAAAATCGTATATTTTATTTATAGCTATTACTTCATTTTTATTTTGATCAGAATTTATATATCTCATAAATTTATCTTTGTAAATTTCAGTTAAATCCAACTCATCTTGAGAAACATCAATTTTATTAGATAATCCTACTAATAATCCCGTTTTTACTTCATCTGCTTTTTCATAAAGAACTGGACATCCCATATTCAGTGCTATTATAGCACACATACCATCAAAAGTCACTGCCCAATATTTATTATTTAATCCTATTTGATTTGTATTATAATTATCATTTAGATGTTTTAGATATACTAATTGCATATAATCAGATGTTGTTTTTGTAAATATTGGCAATATCAATGATACATTTATAATTTCCTTCTTTTTATCATTAGAATAGTTGCTGTTGTTATCTATTAAATTATCAGCTATTCTCTTAACATTTTCATTTAAATAATAATCTTCACATAATTCTTTTATTTTATTTTTTTTTTCATCTTTTTCATCATCTGGAATATTTAATTCATTAGAATCAATTAACTTATATATATTATTTAATTCTTCTGCAAAATCTTCTTGTTTAAATTTATTAATTCTTTTTCCCTTTTTTTCTTTTCTATTTTTTTCCAATAAAATATCAAGAGAACTATATTCTGATTCAGATTGAGATTGAGATTGTGAATCACTTTGTGAATCACTTTCTGAATCACTTTGTGAATCACTTTCTGAATCATCTTCTGATGAATCATCTTCTGATATATTATATAAATATCCTAAAATTATCAACATTTCTCTGAATAAATTAGCACCATTTGCTTGAGATGGATTTGTTTCAGTCCATTCTAAAGTAATATTATTGTTTGTATACTTAATAGTTTGGTCTACTGTAAAATCTTTTTTTGATTCTAAAGAATTTAAAATATGATTTAATATAAAAGAATTATCTACATTTATTTGATTATTATTATACGGATAACCATTTATTGACCATTGTTCTGATGATTCAACTTGTCGTGTAAAATCGAACTTTTTAATTGCTTTTAATAACGCACCTAAAGATTTATTGTCAGCTTTATCACATTCTTTTTTAAATAAATTTGAATATCTTAATGGAGTATTATATTCATCTTCATCTTCTATTTTTAAAAAAACTGGAAATAATTTATGTACTAAACCATCTCTAATATCTAATTTAATTTCTTTATCTTCATATTCTGAAATATCTACATCTAATATCTTTATAATATTTTTAATTTCATCTTTTAGTAGTAACCTTATTCTTTCTACTATTAAATCAATTTTTGTATTATCTGATAATTCATTATAAGTGCCATCTTTTAAAAAATTTGAATATTCATTTTTTATTTTTTTTTCTAAGTCTTCAGATATTTCTTGTGTTATATGAGTGGCTTGATTAACAGAAACTTTTTGTTCAATGGAAGGTACGTTTTCATTAAATTTACAAGTAAATAATCCTTCTTTTTTAAAAAAATTAGGTATAAATTTACTTTCTGTATTTATTGGTTTTAAATGTTTAGGCCAACCTTCATTATCTAATGATGATGGCTTATATATATTGGCACTAGATCTATCAAATTTTATAGGTGGAGTTATTAACTCTACGTGTTTTAATTTTATATTATTCAAATAATCGTGTTTTCTTATGTAGGTTAATATTCCTTGTAAAGAAGAAGATTTACTTTTTATCGCATCTATAGAATAAAAATTAGAAGTATCTGACATACCTCCCAATTTAAAAATTTTAAGTAAATCAGGATTAATAATTAATTTTTTATTTATTCTTTCAGATATATTATTTACTTCTTTTTCATATAATTCTTTATATTTTTCAATATGAAAAAAATCATAATACTGACCATATTTATTTATATATGGATTATAATTCATATCAGAATTTAATAAACAATCCCATTCTAATGATTCAGTCATCGGATATATTTCTTTTGAATTATCATCAGACCAAGGTTTATATAATTCTACTTTAATTGGGTCTGATTCATTTTTATAAATATATTTATATAATTCTGTGTTATTCATATTAGTAATAATCTTATCTGATGAATTAGTATTAATTTCTTTATTAACCTTTATCTCTGGATTTTTTAAAAAACATCTTGAATGTTCTATTGATATTTTCTTTAAAAAATCTTCATGTTTTTGATGTATAAATTTTTTTATATTTGAACCATTATAATCTGACCCCTTAATTGATGGTTCAACAAATAATGTTGTTAATCCATTTACTATTATTTTAAAATCAAGGTCATTATTTTTTAATAAATATCCTTGATCTAAAAAATCGTGAAGCTGATCCACCATAAATAAATCACATTCATTTTGTCCTATCTTTATATTTTCCTCAATGTTTAATAAAATTTCAGGTGCAGGTGTAGACATTATATATATAATATAATATTTAATATATAATATTAAATTTGACTAAATTTAAATATATGAATTAATTGGACATTTACCCAAATTCATATTGTTTGCACAAGAACAATTTACTAATGTATCTAACAAATAATATCTTGTTTTAAGAACTTCTATCTTATGATTAGAATATTTTGAATTATTTTCAAGTTGACATCTATACAATTTACATAAATCATATTCTCTCTTCATAACTACATCTTTATGAAATTTTGAACAAAAACTTATATTTCCTTCAATATAATTTCTATTATAATTATTTACCCCTTTAATAACAAAACTACAAATATTAATATATGCTAAAAATATTAATAAAGACTTTAAATTAAATGATGAACTCATATTTTATTTTTATTATTTCTATAAAAATAAAATCAATTTAAAAATATAAATTTTTATTTGAATACAAATTACACTTTGAACATAGTTTTCCCGATATATCTCCATAATATTTTTCACAGTTATCTATCCAATTATGTTCGCATGCCATCCATAATTTTCTAATTATATCTCTTTTTCTAATTTTACATTCATCAATCATATTATGTAATGAAATGATTTCGTCATCAACATCTTTTACTTGTTGAATTAAATCATTCGCACTTAAATCATTCATTAATTATATTATATATAAATATATTTTTAAAATCTTTATTTATAATATTTAATAAATTTAAAAGCTAATTTATGTAATGGATAGTGTATAGCTACTATAAAAAAAGTTCCAAATATTGATATTAAAATATGTTTCCAGCTGTAACTATTAAAAAACATAGCTATATTCGTTATTGCACATAAGAAATAACTCATTATTAATGCACTTTTCATATCATTTGATAATAAGAATGTCAATATGATTTGCATATTTACTATTAATTGATATATTACTCCTTTCCATTCTAATACTGGACTAGAAATATTAAAAGCAAATAAATGAGATAATGGGTCACTTATTAATATAGCCATTAAAGATGCTATATATATTTCTTTCTTCGCACCCGCTAAATATAATCCAGTTATAATTGATAATGTTGTAATATATCCTACTGTTATTCCAAATACTTCATCGTTAAACATATATAAAATAATAATATTATTTTATTATATATGTGGCAATATTTATTGGGTTTTGCGACCGGCATCTATGTAGGAACATACTATGATTGTAAGCCAAGCATTGAATTTATTAAAAAAAGTTGTAAAAAGAATTTCCCAAAAGAGAAGGAATAATTTATTTTTTAATAAAATGTTTGTTCATAAATCTTTGAATATTAAAATAATTAACTTCAACATCTTTACCTTCTTTATTAGTATCTAAAAGAGAACTTAAATTATTATCAGGTTTAATAAGTTTATTATTAGTCGGGTCCTGTAAATTATTATCTTTAATATACTGAATTATATATTTAGTAACTTCAGTTCTAGCAACCTCTTTACCTTCTTCCATTCCCATAAAATCTGATAATTCTGAAGATATTTTTTGAGGAACTGCTATACCGGATGGTTTTTTATTACCTCGTTTATTAAGTTTTTCTTCTTGTTTTTTATAACGTTTAAATCGTTTATTAGCTTCTTTTTCCAACGACCTTACCTGAGCACATACCGACGTTATTTCTCTCTTTAAATTGGTTAATTCACTTATCAATGATTTATAATCTTCACTTAGATTATTACTAGACATACTATATAATAAAATAGTATCTATTTTATTTAAATCAATTTTAAAATATATTATTTAATAAATAAAATATTTTAATTTAAAACTTATTGAGACGATTCACTCATTGACTCCCTTGGACCGCTTCCACGAACCCTAGGACGCCTCCTTGAAGGTCTAGGCATCTCATTTCTTGTTTCACACATCAACTTTCCACCCCACATACCCCTAACATTTCCTGCTTGATAAGGATGTTCTTTAGTATCACTCTTCTTAAGATTAAACTCGACGTATTCTCCTTGCATCAAATACTTGTATTGCTCTTCATTGACATTAACACCACTGTGATGAACGAATACGTCTTCATTATAATGTTGTGCTTGTTCATTTTCTCCCAATACCGTAATGAAACCAAAACCGGCCTTATTGTTAAACCACTTAACACGACCATTAAAAACGGCACTACTTGATGTACCTTCACTAACTGCAGCTGAATTACTACTCATTATATAATATATATAACGGGATTCTTTTTAAATTGATTATTTAATATATATATTTTTTTTAAATAATTATGAATATTATCATTAGCTCTATAAAAGACTTCGCAAATATTATATATAAACCAGTATTATATTTTATATTATCCGTCGGTGTCCTATCTATAAGTCATTGGGGACTCATAAATATTTTTATAACATTTTGTTGTAATTTAGGTATAAAAGGAATATTTCAAAATATTATTACATTAGGTTCTCCTATATGTCAACTCATAAATCATATACAATATTTATTAACTACTACATATATAAAATTAATAGCATCTACAGCTATTGCCGTTTCAACATGGGTCATAAAAACTATTCTCAATAAATAATATTATTTATATATATAATGAATTCATTTCAAACATATAATGATTATAATAATAGTTCATTAGAAAAACTTTTTTTTAATAAAGCACTCATAGAATCTGATAACCAAACTAAATTAAAACTTTATTTAAAAGTTTTATTATTAAATAAAAATAATCAAGATGCTATTATTAACTCTAGAATCGTTTGCCAACTTTTAAATCAAACACAAATTAATAACGCAAAATCTGATGCTTCTGATGAAATTAAAAATAATATATGTTAATTAGTTCAATACATATTAAAAGAAAAAAGAAATATAATAAAAAAATAATTTAAATTTAATTTTTTAATTAATTTTAAATATGAACAATGACCAATTAACACCAAATACTATTAAATATTTTTGGAAAAAAAGTAGTCATCGGGTTCAAGAAACTAATCATTGGAATAATACCGAAAGCACTACACAAGCATACACAGCTAAAGCAGCATACAGATTTATAAATAATGAAGGACTTGTTAAAACTACAGGACAATGTGTTGATGTTAATTCAAGATATACTTTAATACATAAATGTTTTACTCCTAGATGTGCTTATAGATGTTTAATATTTAAAAATAGAAGAGCCGCATATGTAATAGAATTTATTAATACTTTTTTTATGTTCATAGCTATATCCATTTTATTTGGTTATATAGATATAACATATAGTTATTTTGTTGGAGGAATATGGATGTTATATCCCATTACTACGTTACTTCTTAGTAATAGTCAAATAATGGAAAGAATATGGTTACGTTCTTTTCTACCTTGGCTACAAATGTATGTTTCTATCTGCGAAACATATGGATTTTGTGATTTATGTAATTGGAACAGAAGAATATGTATATTAGGACCGCCATATTTATTATGTCAATTTACCATCATTAATTCTGATTCTGTTTTTTTAAGACAAAATGAAAGATGGAGAATTACTTCACAAATTATTACATCTATTATTTTTAAAATATTTATATTAGGTTCTATTAGATTAGGTTATATAGATAATTTACATCCTAGAAATTTCTTTCTATTAACTATTAAACCTACAGAATTTTATCTACATAATGCTTCATTATTCATGTCTAAATCAGTATCTATGTTATGTTTGCTTCTAGGACATCTTATATTTAGATTTAAACATAAGGATAAAGTGTATTCATTAAGAACTCATTATACATTAAGACCTAATAAAGAATGGAATAAAATAAACAGACAATTTAGAGTCAAAAAGAAAAAATCATTAACTATTGACGTTAAAAATACTAGAAGTATTTTACATACTTTTGATGTATCTTTAAATAAAATATTTTAATAAATTGAAATTAAGTTATATTTTATAATTAATATAAAATATGACTTCCATACTTTATGATAAAAACTTTAATGATAACGAATCATACAATCAAATATTTAAAAAATATCCATTTGAATTATCTAATTTTCAGAAATGGGCTATAAAAGGTATCGTTTCTAATGTTAATGTATTAATTACAGCACATACAGGTAGTGGAAAAACACTTCCAGCTGAAGCTGCTATTGAATGGTTTATTCAAAAAAATAAAAAAGTTATATATTGTTCTCCTATAAAAGCCCTATCTAATGAAAAATTTCATAATTTCTCTGAAAAATTTCCAAATATTTCATTCGGGATATTAACTGGAGACATTAAATATAATCCGGAAGCTCAAGTATTAATTATGACTACAGAAATTTTAAGAAATAATCTTTTTAAAAATGGAGAAGAAAAAAATAAAAATATTTTAGATTTTGAAATGAACTTTGAAGAAGAATTAGGTTGTGTAATATATGATGAAATACATTATATTAATGATGTTGATAGAGGAACTGTATGGGAAGAATCTATTATGTTATTGCCTAATTCGGTTCAAATTATAGGTCTCTCTGCTACTATAGATAGTCCAGAACATTTATGTAATTTCATTTCTAGAGCTAATGAAAAAGATACTTGGTTATGTCCCAATGAAACTAGGGTTGTTCCTCTAGAGCATTACTGTTATTTTACCGCTCAGAAAAATATATTACAGAAAATGAATAAAACTAATAGAGATACATTCGAATCTTTAATTAATAAACCATTAACTATTACCAACAGTATTGACTCTAAATTTAATGACAATATTTATCATAACATTAATAAATTACAGAAAATATTAGATGTTAATAGACTTAATAAAATTAATAAATATTACATAATGAATAATATGATTGAATATTTAAAAAAAAATAATTTACTTCCTGGACTAGTCTTTGTTTTCTCAAGAAGAGGATGCTATGATTATGCTAAAAAAATTACAGTCCCTCTATTTGAAGAAAATTCAAAAATACCATCTATTGTAAGTAAAGAATGTAAAAATATATTAATAAAGAAACTAGATAATTGGAAAGAATATATTGAATTAGATGAATACATCAAAATTGTAAAACTTCTAGAAAAGGGTATTGCTGTTCATCATTCAGGAGTCACGCCAGTTTTTAGAGAAATGATTGAACTTTTATTCGCAAAAGGATACATTAAACTATTATTTGCTACTGAAACTTTCGCAGTAGGTATTAATATGCCTACTAGAAGCGTTGTATTCACTTCTTTAATAAAATATTCTAATAATGGATTTAGACCCTTATACTCACACGAATACACTCAAATGGCAGGAAGAGCCGGAAGAAGAGGTATTGACGTTAAAGGATATGTATTTCATCTTAATAACTTATTTATTAATAATAATGTTTTAGATATAACTGAATACAAAACAATATTAACTGGAAATTCGCAACTAATTAAATCTAAATTTAATATTAACTATAATCTAATACTATCGCTATTAGATTCAAAACAATCTTTACATTCATTTGTAAAAAATAGTTTATTAAATAATGAAATTATTAGCGAATTAAAATATTCAGAAAATGAACTTGTAATTTCAGATAAGAAAATACAAGATTATAAAATTAAACTAAATCAATTATTGAAAACAGAATATGATGATGCTGAAACATGGTATAATATTGAAAATAAAATTATTGTTTTAAAACAAAATGTTTATAAAAAGAAAAAAAATGCCATAACAAAAAAATATGGATCTTTTGATAATATTAAACACGATATTAAACTAATGAATACACTTAAATTGCTAATTTCCGAAAATAATAAAATTAAAATATCTATAAATAATTCTAAAAATTATATTGATAACCTTTACAATAATCATTTAGAAATACTAATGAATCAACAATTTATTGACGAAACACAATGTTTAAGTACTAAAGGACTAATCGCTTATAATATACAAGAAATTCCAGGTATATCATTTACTACTTTCTTATATAAATTACATTCCTATAATAAACTTAATATATTCACATCTAAAGATTTCATTTCTTTCTTTAGCATATTTACATCTATTAGAATACAAGAACAATATAAAGTATATGATATTAATAGTATTAACATAAGTAATAACACTAAATATCTCATTAAAGAATTTGAAAAAGAATCATTTAAATATGAACAATTAGAATTAAAATACAATCTTAATACTAGTCATTGTAATTTACATTATGATATTTGTGAATTGGTTAATAAATGGTGCAACGTTAAAAATGAAGAAGAAAGTTTAAAAATATTTCAAGAATTAGAATATTGGGGTATATTTTTAGGAGATTTCATAAAAGCTATTTTAAAAATAAATAACATCGCATTAGAAATGGAAAAAATATGTGAAATTTTAGAAGATATGCAATTACTAAAAATTATGAAGGAGATACCTACATTAACTTTAAAATCAGTTATTACAAATCAATCTCTTTACTTATAATATAAAGAATATTATAATGTCTAACATTTTTTATTTTGATGAAGTAAATGCATTCGGAGAAAATATTACAACTCCCACTGAAAATAATGATATTATTATACCTCAAAATACTACCATAATTATAACAAAATATATAATCTCTCCGAATAGTTATAATAAACTACTAATACCATATGATAGCAAACTAATATTTGAAACTACAGATACTAAACTATACATAAAAGATTCTATTGTTATTGAAGGAGAAGTTATTACTACTACTAATAGTGAAATCATAAATGCTGATATTAGTAATAACACTAAACAATACACTTATTGGCATAATCTATCATCTTGGCATACATTCAAAGTTCCTACTACAGGTGATGATATTATTATTAAAGAAAACACTAATTTAGTAATTACTAATAGAAGTATTTTTAATAATGAAAAATTTGGTAAATTAAAAATACCATCAACATCTACTTTAATAATAGATGTAAAAGATTTTACATTAAATGTTAGTGAATTTATTCAAAATTCTAATTCTGGTTCTGTTATTTTTAGTAGCGGTTCTACTATACAAGTAACTACTCCTACTAATGCTTTTATAAACAGATATTGGCACGACCCTAATTCTTGGAATAATGAAAAAATACCTGAAACTTGTGATGATGTTGTTATTCCTCCTTATACCAGAATGATTTTACATTGGAAATCAAATACATTCTCTAATTTTTTTAAATCTATAACAATCCCAGAAACTAGCCAACTTGTAATTGATTTAGTTAATTTTACATTGAAAGCTGAAAACTTCAATGTTTATGGCTCTATTAAATTAAATGAAGGTTCTAAATTAGAAACACTAATAATGGTTTATAACTTTCAAGTTTCATGCACATTAAATATTTATTTTACTGGAGTGTTATATGATTCTTTAAAATATTCACCCAATAAACAAAGAACTATATTTATTAATATGTTAATGGATTATTATAAAGTATCTGAAGACCAAATCGTTTATCTATCTCATTCTTTTATAAATAATACTATAATTATACAATTTCGATTAAAAGTTAATAAAGAAATAGAAGCTCTTCAAATGGTTCATTTAACTAAATCAACATTTAATAATGATTGTTGTATTAAAGATGATTCTAATTCTACATTAATTGACTATCTAGTAAAAGCATCTAATAATGAATTTAATTCTAATTTACAAACATCACAAATTAATAATGTAAATATAACATCAAAAGCTAAAATTATTCCTACTGAAGCTGAAAAAATACCACCTAAAATTACAGTATGGACTATATTCCCTAGTAATAAATATCAAAAAACGTATTATTTTGATGACCCTGATGCTTGGACTAATAATATAGTCCCTCAAAATGGAGATGATATTATTATTCCTCAAAATGTTATTATACAACTTACACAATATTCTATATTAGCTGAAAGATATAACAACTTAATTATACCTAATAATAGTCAATTATATTTTATCAACAATAATATTGATTTATATGTAAAAAAAGTAGATAATAGAGGACTTATAAGAAGTTCAAAAAATAGTTCTATCATATTATCAGATACTAAAGCTAATCCAAATATAGTATATAATTGGAATGACCCTGTAGCATGGGGAGGAAATAATCCTCCTCAACCTGGAGAACATATTATAATACCTGAAAATACACATATAATTGTTACATATCAATCAGGTATATCAGAAGTTGGATATAAAAAATTAGTTATACCCGCTACTAGTTCTCTTAGATTTGATATAAAATATTTTCATTTTTATCTTCAAAGCACTGGAATTCAAGGAACATTAAGTCTAGGTGAAGGTAATACGTTATCTTTAAAACCATATGTTTCTTTAACTAGAACATATATACCGGTTTATTTAGATGCTACAGGAAAAACTACAAATGATACAGTAGATTATGATTCTTGTATTAAAGCTGATTATAATTTTACTTTATCTGCTATATCTACCAAAGCATTAAGCATTGCTAAATTCATTAAATATAGAACTATAAATGGTAATACATCATTTATATATGAACCTAAACAAATATCTATTATTGAAGATTCTATAAAATTAGATATTAGTTCTCAAAATCTTTTTCATGTTGAACAAAAATTTGTTTCTAACTATAACACAACTACTGATACTTTATCCAATTTATATATACAATATATTAGCGATGTATTAGTAGGTAATCCAAACTCTACACAATTAATAAGTAATTCATCTCAAATTAATTCTATAATTATTAATTCTAAAATAGAAAATCAAATAACCACTATTTTAAAAACTGGATTAGATGATATTCAATACAAAATGGAAAATATTTATTTAAAGAGTATGTTTCAACAAATTGAAACTGAAAAACCAAAAAGAATATCTCACAGAAAAGATTTTGAAATTTATTATTTTCCTATTTACAATGGAGATGACTTAAGTATATTCGTTAAAATGCAAGCTAATATGAATTTATCATCATCTAGTTATCAAACATTAAAAAATTTATATAATAATAATAATAATCCTGATGCTAAGAATAAAATAAAATTTATAGATAATGGATGTATTATTCAAATTTCACCTACTATATGGAGAATATTTATTAATTTAAGATGAATTCTGTATTTCTACTCTTATTTTCTTTTTCAATCTATCTTCATCTGTAAATATATATATCTTGAATTTCTGAATACTATGATTTTCTTTATTATATCTACTAGTAAATCTATTGGTCATTTTTAACTTTGGCAGATAAACCATATATTGATATAACGCATCATTTCTATAAATTTTATCGAATATAAATCCATCATATATATTATTTAATATATCTTCATCTTCGCTGCATTTCTTTAATAGAGAACAATCATTTTGAACCTTTCTAATAGACCTCATTGTCTTATTAATATATTTTAATGAATCTTTTGATGTCCATTTATCATAAAATTCATATGCTGAATCACTTAACTTTACTAATCCTAATTCGGTTTGAAGTTTCATCATAGTTAATAAATCTACTAATCGTCGTATTGGACTAGTTATATGAACATAAGCATCCAATTCTAACATATCATGTCCTTTTATATTATCATAACTACAATAATTACCTCCAAAACTATACCACATTTTCAAGAATTTCTGCAAATCTCGATCTATAACATCCGGTATATCTATTGAATTATTCATTTTTGCGGACCTATATATTCCTGTTTTATATTCTAATAATTTCTTAGCACAAATATAATTCATTTGAATCATTAAATATGCTATAAGGTCGTGTCCAGTTGATAAATTATCTATATATTTGTATTTTCTATTCAACTTATAAACAATACCAAATGTTTTTTTAAATACTTCATTATTTCTCATAGTATCTGTATTATATCTTAAATTTTTTCTTACATTAATTAATGTATTTAAAAATTTTGTATCAACTATTTCATGCGTTTCTTTATTTATTATCAAATCCAATGTAAAAGCAAATCTAATATTACCTTCTACTAAACTACATATAGCATCACATAATATAGTTGGTAACATTGGTCTTTTCCTATCTGGTAAATATATAGTTGAAATTCTTTGAGAGAAAGATGACCATAAATTTAAAGCATCTAACCAAAACGACACATTAGATATATAAATACTTAATGTATAAGTATCTTCATTTTCTACTATACTAAACCCATCATCAAAATCCTTACAACTTTCTGAATCTATTGTGACAATATTATAACTGAGTCTATCTTCCGGATGATATTTTTCAGTTAATTTATTTATAAAATAATCTTGTGAATTTTTTCTAAGAACCTTCATAGTTGCTTTTGTAAAATTTTGAATAGACGCATATAAGCTCTTGCAATATAACTGATATTCATAAAAGTTATCTAAAATATTTACATCTCCTAAACTATTTTTAAGAACTCCGTGTGGATGTTTTGAATCCCAACTATGAAACTTAAAAACTACATATTTATTATTTTTTATTTTATTAAAATTATTTTTTATTTTATAAGGAACTAGAAATTCTGGTATCCTTTTATCATCTGGAATACATTTATACAAAAACTTGTCTTTTATTTTACCATATGTTTTATTTCCCATTAATACTAATACTCCTGGTATAGATGGCATTGATTTAATAGATGAATGAAGAACTACGATTTCTCCATTATCTGATACATCAAATATATCTTGATTAAATAATTTTAATTCTACTGGATTAATTTCAAAGGTGTTATTAGAATAGTCCAATGTATGTGAATTTACTATCTTAAATTCACTGTATTCTCTATTAGAGATATGTATCTTATAAGTCATTAATTATAATTAGTAATTTAATATTATATATTAATTTATCAATTCAATTTATTCTTCTTTTATCTCTTGATTTTCTATTATCTTTGTTAAAGCATTTCTCTTAATGTTTTGATTTTGTAATAAATTCATACATATTTCTGGTAATATAGCTACTGTATTCATATATGTCCTATATTTTAATATACTTATACTTGATAAATTCACAAATTTAATACTATACCACCAATATGCAGGTATATATAAAATCATACCTTCTTTCAATACTATATCTAATGATTTTATTTTATCGTAATCTTTTTTATACTTATCTTGAATATTCCAAGGATTTACTGGAGACCTAAATTCAAAATTATCATAATCTTTTATAGCATATAAATATTTAGTATTTTTAGGAGGAATCAACCTTACTATCACTTCTCCTTTAGTGACATAATAATAATTACGGTAATTTAAATTATATCTTAAGATTGTTTTAGCATCTTTAGAACCCGTCATGAAATCATATAAACAACTAGATACTAATGGAGGTCTTAAAAAAGAATCATTATATTGATATTGTTTAACCATTCCAGTTTCTTCTAAAAAATCTTTGTTTAATTCTGAAATAAATCTAGATTGTTTATCATTTTGTAATATTTCTAATGCTTCTGTTAATACAAAAGGCAAACCTAATTCATTATCATCATCAATATTAGATACATCTCTTAATTGAATATCAAATGCTCCATAATTTTCCTCTAAATTTTCTAATGTGCATTTTTTCATTAAATTTTGATTATTAAAATTAAAGTAAACCGGTTGTCTTAAATCACATATTTCTTCTAATTTATCTTTTGACGGTTCTTCTATTGAATACACTTCTAAATCATTACTTACTTTTAAATGAAAATAAATATGTAAATATAAAACCAAGATTACAACAAATATACATATCTCAAATACATATTTCATTTTTTATACTATTTTAGAAATGAAATTTTTATTTTTTCCGTATAAAATATATATATGCACGAAATATATAAAATAAACAATTTTATAATTATATTAAATCACAGAAAAGATTCCCAAACTTGTATGATAGAATCATATATTAATAATGGCTATATAGATGAAAGCATTGATAATGCAGGTATATCACATTTATTAGAACATGTTGCTTTTGATGGATGGGATAGATGTAAAAAATCTTGCAATGATTTTTGGAAAAAAAGAGGCGTTGTCACTAATGCTTCTACAGGACAAACTAGTGTTAATTATTATATATATGGATTAAAAGAATATACCAATGATATGTTAGATTATATTATTTCTGTTTCTTGCGACCCTATTATTAGTGAAAAAAGACTTAACCAAGAAAAAGTTGCTGTATTTAATGAAATGCAAATATATGCTTCTAATCCTAATTTACCTCTTTATAATATGTTAAATAAATTACTATTTTTACCTGTAGGATTACATTATCAAGATGATGCTAAATTACAAATAAAAAATCTTAAGAAAATTACTCCTAAATCAGTGAAAGATTGGGTTTCTAATTACTACGGTTCTGGAAATACTGTATTTTGTATTACTGGAAATTTCAAAAAAAAATCTATAATAACTTTTCTAAATAAAAAATTAAAAAAATATAAAAGAACTAAAATTAGACCATATTATCAAAATATTTTTAAAATGGGTCTTGAAGTCGGATTTCATAAAAATAAATTAATTGATAATACCAGTATATTCTTAGCATTTCATTCTCCAATATACTACAAAGATAAAGATGTATATTATATTGATTTCTTTAAGAATTTTATTAATAGTAGTGTCACTTCTATCTTATTTGATGAATTAAGAGAAAAATTAAAACTAATTTATGGAATTAATATTGAAAGTTATACTACTCTTTATGGAACATATTTTATTATTGAATTATCTTGTAAAAATAAAGACATTGAATTAGTTGTTTTAACTACTATATCTGTATTAAAAAATCTATCAAATGGAAAATTTTCAAGAGATTATATGAATTATGTTAAAAAAAGATATTTAACTGAATACTATGAAACATGTAAAAATAATGAATTTTTATCTAGTTTTTATGGAGAACAATACTTAAATCAATTATTTAATATTGAAGACACACTTATATTATCTCCTAAACAAGTATTAGATGAAATAAAAAAACTAGATAAATTAAGTCTAGTTGTTTTTATTAAAAAGTTGGTTAATTTTGCTAATCTTAAAATAGCATATCAAGGCAAAAGACAAGTTAAGAATCTTCAATCTTTGGTGCTAAAAAGAATCGAATAAAATTTACTATCTTCTTATCTTCATCATCTTCACCATCATCTAAATCTAAATCATATCTCAACATCATTGGGGTGTTTTCACTCATATGTATATTCACTTCGGTATTTACAGAAGCAAAGTGTGTAAATTTATTAATATATACCAATGAATATTGTATATCCATCTCTTTATTTTCTTCTAAACAATATTCTAAAATATCTTCTTCGTTTATATTAATTCTCATAGTCCCAGATTCTTCACTAGACGTTGATAATTCAATCTGATCTCCACATTTAATATTCACATCTGCACCAAATATCATTAATTGATTAATCAAATCCGAAAAATCCTTTGAGTTAATTTTAATATCAGAACTGTATTCTACTTCAGGAACCGATAGCAAATCTTCTTCTAAATCAATTGTATTCAAATTAAATTCTTTTTCAAACCCTCTTCCAAATAACTTAATAGTAAACTTGTCATCTTCTTTTGTTTTTGTTAGTTCAATAGACTGATTATCATCTATACAACTAATTACCTTATAAAATAATTCACAATTTATACCAATAGTGTCATCTTCTTTACATTCATACTCATCAAACCAACTTTCCTGTAAATTAATCTCAAATAAACTTACATGAGCTGAATCCATTCCTTGAGCATATAGTCCCTGAGTTGAACAGTTAATATTAACATCAGTGCTTAATTCTTTAAGATAATGGAAAATCTTTATGATTTGTCTTACTTTTAATGGGGAGTTTATAATAATTTTCATTGTTCTATTTTAAAATATAAACTAATATTTAATATCAATTTATATTTCTTATATTTCTTTTATTTCCAAACTTACATTCTCATTTTTTGATAATATTGATTTATTCATTACTTGTCTTTGATTATTCATTATATTTCTGTTTATTTCTTTTTCTATTTCATTATTTACATCTTGTTTCATTTGAGTTAAAGAAATATCTTCTATTTTTTTTTCCATTGATTTTACATAAGTTAATATCACTCTAAAATGATTTTCTAATGCGTTAGTTCTATTATTTATTGTATTATTCGCATTAAATAATGTATTTATTTTATCTCGTAATATAGAACTATTATTTCCTAATACAGATATATGATTATCTATTACAGCATTTTTATTATTTAAAGATTCTAATTTACTTTTTATTAAATTATTTACTTTTAATAATTCAGTATTAGTTTCAACTAATTTATTATTCATTGTTTCTATTTTTTTATTTTCTTCTATTAATCGTTCATTTCTTTTTTTTAAATCTGTATTTTTACTTATTAAATCCGAACAATTTTCATTTACTCCCCCTAATAATTGTAAAACATCATAATGACTCTTTTTTAATCCAGTTAAATCATCATAGAATTTATTAAATTTTATTTTATCAGACAAAGATAAAAAACTCTTTGATTTACTACCAGATAAATCTTGATAACTATTTAAAACTCTATATTCATATCTAACTTTATCTAATTCTTGACTTAATTTTGTATATAATTTTATACTAGCACTTTCTTTTATAAAAGCGGCTATTTGTTTTAAATTTCCTGTTATAGAATCTACATATTTTCTATTACTTGATATTGCTTTAATAAGTCCATCATTATTTATATTTAATTCATTGATTTTATTATTAACTGAAGTGAAATTTTCATTAAATTTATTATTAATTAAGTTAAACTTTTCATTAAATTCAACGGAATTATCACTATTTTTATTTTTATTTTCTATATCTTTTAAATATATTAATATGGTTTTCATATCTTCCTGTAATTTACTAGTTTCAATATTTATCCTTGAAGATAACATATTTGTTATCTTTGATACATTTTCTCCCATATTATTTTGAGTATCATCTAATTCCTTTGTTTTATTATTAATCTCATTCAATAACATATCTGTTTTGTTATTCAATAAATCTTCTATATTACTTTTATTATCGTCTATTTTACTACTTTCTGTATTTATCTTACTTAATAACATATTTGCTATCTTTGATATATCTTCTCCCATGGCATTTTGGGTTTTATCTACTCCGTTAACATTATTCTCTAAATTTTTAACATAACTTAAAACTATACTCATATGTTCTTTTAATTTTTTTACTTCATCTAAAGTATTATTATCTAATGATTCTATATTTTGCCTTTCTTCTTCTACAAAATCCAATGTTTTTTTCTGGTTTTTATTTTTTTTATTTTTATTTTTATTTTTATTTTTATTTTTGTTCGATTTGAAAAATTTCATTATAAAATAAATCTATATTTAATTTTTTTATTTATACTCTCATTTCCATTTTTATAGGATCATGATGAATATAATCATTAACTATTATATCGCTAAATTCATAGTCATCTATATTATTTCTTTTATTTACTTCTATAGTAGGGAAATCATACGGTGTTCTAGTTATTTGTTCTTTTAAAGCATCTACATGGTCATCATAAATATGTGCATTTCCTATAAAATGAATAAATTCTTTTGCTTTTAAATCACAATGTTTTGCTAAAATATGAGTTAAAAACGAATATGATGCTATATTAAAAGGAATTCCTAGACCTACATCTCCGCTTCTTTGATATAATGAACAAGATAATTCATCATAATTTGTAACATGAAATTGACATAATATATGACACGGGGGTAAAGCCATTTCATCTAATTGTTCTGGATTCCAAGCACTCATAATTAATCTTCTAGATTTTCTTTTTTCTCTATCTTTTAAAGAATCTATAATACACTGTAGTTGGTCTATTCCATTATTACTATTTATATCATACATACTATTATTCAAATTAGTGTACATTTTATTCCAATTTCTCCATTGATAACCATATATTGGTCCTAATTCTCCCTCTCTATAATCTTTTAAATTTCTAGAATCTAAAAATTCTTTACTTGAATTACCATCCCAAATTTTCACATTGTTTTTTAATAACGAATCTGTAGTTGTTTCTCCATTTTTAAACCAAATTAATTCGTGCAAACAAGATTTCCATGCCAGTTTTTTAGTGGTTATTAATGGCAACTTATTATTTTCTAATGAAAATTTCATCATTCCTCCTATTTTGGTTAATACATTTCCATTTCTTCTAGATTCTTTTACTCCATTTGATAATACATCAAAAATTAAATTTAAATAATGATATTCACCTCGCATTTATTATAATAAATAACTAATAATATTTAAATTATTTATTTATTAATTTAGGAATAATAAATACATAATTAATTTCTAATTATAAATCATATGGAAGAAATTGAAAATGAAGTTACCAGCACTGGAAATTCTTTTATGCAACATATGTTAAAATTTGACAACGATACTAAAAATGAATTACTTAATAATGCACAATATGGTGTATTATTAATTGTGCCTTTATATTTAGCTATTCATTTTATAGAATCTATTATGCCACAATTAGATGAATCAAAGTCTCATATACATTTATTAGGAGAATCATTAGTTCATGTAATGGTTCTTTTTGTAGCTGTTTATATGATAAATAGACTTATTACTTTTATCCCTACATACAGTAAAAAATGTTATGACGAAATTAATTTTATTAATGTTATATTACTAGTTGCGTTAACTACAACTAAAATAAAAGATAAACTTTTTGAATTAACTAATAGATTAGAAAAAATGTGGAATGGCGATGAAGAAGAAAATAATGATACTAAGAAAAAATCGGTAGTTAAAGTATCACAGCCAATTAGTGGATTGAAACAGCCTATACCTACTCACCAACAAAGCAGAGCTGATTATTTAACGCAACATGAACAACAAACTGCTACAGAAACACAAAATAATCAAATTGTAATGGAAAATGGTTCAGGCAATAATATGTATAATGATAATGGATTTGGAGGATTAGTAAATGCTTCGGCTCCAATGATGCAAGAACCAATGGCTGCTAATTCATATGGAGGATTTAGTTCTTTTTAAATAAATATAATTAATAATTTATTAAAAATATTTATTTTTTATTTGATATTTCTTCAATTGCTTCTTTAATATCTACATTTCTCGCTACACTTCCCATTATAGTATGTTTATCTTTCTTTTGTATTATATTATGACTAGTTTGTTGTTTTAAATCTTCTTGAATAGTATTATGTGGATAAGGATGTTCATCATCATAAGCGTGATAAAATTCAAAATATGCTTTATCATATAATTTATTAATTTCTTTTTGAATTTTACTTCCATCTAGTCCTTTTTCTTTAACCCATCCTTCTTCTTTATCTTTAACCATAAAATTCTTTCTTCTTTGGTCAGTGCAATGTATAGGTCTTTTAGTCACTGGTATTTCTTTTAAATCATTTAATAGTTTAACTGAGACACAATTATCTATATAATTACCATTACTTAATACATCTTTTAATTTAAAATGTATATTTTTCATGAAATCTTCTAAATTTAATGCGTCTTTACAATGTTCATTCAAGAATACATTCAATGTTATATTATTCTGAGTTCCTATATTATTGGTATTATTTCCTAAACTTCCATTTTTAACCATATTTATAACTTCTTCATATCCTTTAGCTTTTCCTTTTGCTTCAGCTGCTTGTTCTAACATTTTTATGTATTTATCTTTTTTTAGTGTCACAAATTCATCATTTTCATTGGATTCTAGTATTTTTTTATTGGATTCTAGTATTTTTTCATTGGATTCTAGTATTTTTTCATTGGGTTCATTGTTTTTTAATATAATATCTAGTATTTCATCCTTATTATTTTCATTTTTTATCTCTGAGACTGAGATTTTTTTTTTACATTTTTTTTTATGAACCCACAAACCTTGTCTGCTTTTATACTTCTTTGGACAATATTCACATTCAAAAAAAAACGGCACTTTTCGGCACTTTTTTGGAGCCGTTTTTTGCGATTTTATTGACATTTTATTGACATGCTTCTTTGAAGTGAGATGTTTATTGTAATGAGATTTATGACACGTATTATAGTCGCAAATTTTGCAAAAAAAAACGGCACTTTTTTTCGGATTTTGGAGCCGTTTTTGAGTTTTATTGACAGTTTGTTGACATTTTATTGACATATATATTAATATTTAGATTATTTTTAAGTTTTTTTCGAAAAATATAATTTATTTTTTTGAAACTTTTTTTTTGAGATTTTCATTTTTAAGACGATATATCTAGTAAAAAAATATAAAATATAAAATATGATTTTTAGTTTCCGAAAAAAAATGATAGAAACCTTGCGCTATATAATCGATATGCACATTTCAAAATGTGCATTTCGATTTTTTTTTGTACAAATTCTTTTTTTTTTTGACGAAACTAGTTCCTTTTTTTCAGTAAATATTTTTCATATTTTAACAACAATTATATAAATTTACTACTATAATGCTTTGTATATTTAAAATTTATGAAAAATTAGAGGAAAAAAAAGTAGTGCTTTCATAATTTTTTCTTTAAGTTCAAAAAAGGCTATATTGTTTTTATTGTTTCAAAACACTACTTAAAGAAGCAAAAAAAAGCCGTTTCTTTAAGTTCAAAACACAATAACTTCTATAATTGTTTTGAAATCGAACTTAAAGAAAATAGGCTCTTTAAGTTCAAAAATCAATATGTTCTTTTAGACACTTTCGAACTTAAAGAAAAATTTTCATGACAAATATTTTCGGTGAAAGTACATAAAAATACATAAAAATACATAAAAGTACATAAAAGTACATAAAAGTACATAAAAATACATAAAAATACAAAAATTTTATTTTATTTTAAATAATAAAACAAAATTTAATTATAAATCATCCGTAAAACTAGTTATAACATTCATACTTTTTAACTTAGTGTATAATTTTTCATATACCTTATCACAATCATCAAAAGTTCCTTCTACTGATAATGATGAAATTTTTCTGAATCTTTGATAATTATCATAAGATTGTCTATAACGAACACTCTTATCATCCTTAAAGATATTTCTTATTTTAGATTTAACTCTAATATCTTTAGAGACATAACTATTAAACATCGCACTAATATTATATTTAAATGATTCTACAAATTTATAATATTTTTTAACTGTTCTTCTTGTTCTATTCCCACTAGCATCAACATCAAAAATTATATTGTTACTAGCATCTAATACTATCTGATCTTCTGTCCATCCCTTTTCTGAATCAAATTCATTTTCAGCAACTTCTTGAGAAGTAATTTCTCTTACTTTCATAACTCTTATACCATCTGAAAAAGAACCGTAATAATCTTTTACTGAAACACCAGTTTCTGTTTTAAGTTCGTCGTGAATAATAATTCCCATTTATATATTATATATTAATAAAATATTTAAATATATTTTTAATAAATTATTAAATTATAAGAATGAGTATAGATGAAAATGAATTATTAGATGCCCTAGAAAATGAAACTAACTCATCTATTGTAAATTTAACAAATAGAAAAATAAAAGAACATAAAAATATAATTTTACAACAAATTTTTTCAAAGAAAGACGATTTAAAAAAATATCATAAAGTATTAAAAGATTATAGATATTGCAATGACATGAGAGATATTCAATATGGATTTTTTGTTAGATGGTTTAATTTAAAAGATGAAGATAATATATCTCTAAAAAAGGGTGCTGTTATATTAGATATGTTGATAGTAGAAGGAGGAGTTCAATTATTATTAAAAACATTCAGAAATAATTTATTTAAAATAAAATTTGATGAAGTTGTCTTATTTCAAAAAATTAGTAGAGAAGAAAAATTAATTCTATCAGTGTTGGAGTATTTAGAAAAATAATATATTATTATTTCTAACAATATTATATTATGACTAAAAAAATAATAGTATTTGATTTGGATGAAACCATTGGATATTTTACACAATTATCTGTTTTTAAATATGCTATAGAAAGTGAAATAAATAGACAATTAAAATTTACAGAATTTGTTTTATTAATGGATTTATTTCAAGATTATTTTAGACCCGATATATTTGATATTTTTTATTTTCTTAAACAAGAAAAAATGAAATCTAATAAAATAAAGGTATTCATTTATACTAATAATAATGGAGGAAGAAGTTGGACATATTCAATAAAAAAATATATAGAACACAAAATAAATTATAAATTATTTGATCGTACTATATTATCGTGGAAAGATGAAAATGGAAAAATTTTAGAAAAATGTAGAACAAGTTTTAATAAAAGTTATAAAGATTTATTAAAATGTGGAAAATTAGGTAAAAATGATAAAATTTGTTTTTTAGATGATACACATCACGATAAAATGATTCATAAAAATGTTTATTATATACATCTTTTTAAATATAAATTAAAATTATCATATGAAGATATGATATTTAAATTATTCAGGTCAAATTTAAAAAATATTTTTAAAGACGTTAATACATCTTCAAATAATATTATTGATTATATATTACAAGATGAAGCTAACAAATATGTTGAACATATTTTGAAACCTAAATATAATAAAAAAGAAATATTAAATGAAATAAAAAAATTTTTAGATAGTTTTTAAATTAAAAATAATTTTTAATTTTTCTATAATTCCTATATCTTTTTCTAACTTTTTTTCTAAAATTATTAAATTATTAAAAACTTCCATTAAACTATATGATAAAATAAAATTCATTGCTACACCAAATGCCATTTCACCATATATTTTGTTATATTTTAATTTATAGAATGGATTAAAAGAAATTAATAATACAGAGCTAAGAAATAAATAATAAAAATAACTTATTTTATCTAAATAAAATTTACCATCTGGATAAAAATTAGTGAAGGATATTAAATAAAAACTATACCATAATAATGAAAATGTAGTAAATATTGTTTTTATATATTTAATCATTTATATATTAAATATATATTATTTAACATCCCAATGCAAATCCTTGAAAATCATTATCATTATTAACTACAGTATTATTATTCTCTCCATTATTATTCAAACTATTATAAATATCTAGAGTTCTTGCTGATGCGTCTGAAGCATTAATAAACTTTGGCATCCAAAAATATGGAATTGATTTCTCTTGATTTGGATAATATTTTTCAAATATTTCTCTATAATAGAATTGTTCTAATGTAGTAGGCATATTATGATTTTTATATTTTTCATAATTTGGACTTTTCATTTCTTTCAGCTCTTTTAAATAAAATTTACTTACATATTCTTGTATAATTTCATACCAAGAAATATTTTGCTTACTTACTCCATCACTAAATGCTTCCTTTGTTCTCCATAATACATTATCAGGCAACAAATTATATCCATCAAATGCTTTCCTTAACAAATATTTTTCACATTTATTATTTTCAACATGAAATCTTATATTAGATGGGATTGATAAATAACTTTGAATAAATCCTCTATCTAAGAAAGGAGTTCTAGCTTCTAGTCCGTGGCTAGATATAGATCTATCTGAACGTAATACATCAAAATAGTGTATATCTGATAGTAGTCTTCTACATTCTTTATCAAATGCTATATTATTTCCAGCTTTATAGAAATATAGATACCCTCCAGTTAATTCATCAGAACCATCTCCATTAAATACTACCTTAGCATCGCTATTTTCTTTAATTTTTTTAGATATTAACCAATTTCCTACACTAGCTCTAACCGTAGTAGTATCATAACTTTCTATATTATATATTACTTCATCTATAGCTTCTAAAAACTCAGACTCTTCTAACTCATAACTGTGATGAATACTACCTATATGTTCCGATACTATTTTAGCATATTTTAAATCTTCACTTCCTTTTAATCCAATAGACCACGTATGTAATTCATTTTTACTGAATCTTTTTACTAATGCTGCTATAAGACTACTATCTAGTCCTCCTGATAACAAACAACATATAGGTCTATCTGTATTATTAACTCTTTTTTCAACAGCTTTCATTAAAGATATTCTTATTTTAGTTAAAGCCTCACTTTCAGTTTCAATAGAATAATCTGTAAAAGAATTAGGCATTGAGAAAGGTTTATTTTGTTTAAAGCGGTGATAATCATTTCTTGGGTCTTTTATATATTCATCGTATGTTCCTGGTTCAAATTGGTATATTTCATTATCATCACATATGTCAATTAATTGTTTCATTTCACTAGCAAACATAAATTGGTGGTTTGAATTATAACTGTAAAATAAGGGTCTTACTCCATAAGTATCTCTAGCTACGAAAAGTTTTTCTTGTCCCGAAACTCTGTTATCAATTATAATAAATGAAAATACACCATCTATCATCTGCAGCGTTTGTTCAATACCAAATTTTACATATATATGTAAGATAATATCACAATCACTTCTACAAGAAGTAGAAATGAAAGATTGTAATTTTTCCCAATTATATATTTCCCCATTACAAATTAACCAACAATCATTAAGATGAAATGGCTGATTACTATTTTCCATAATTTTTGGATTTTCTTTATCATATCCATTAATAGCTAATCTATGAAATCCTAGAGTGACGTTATTTATATTAACGATTTTAGAATATTCTGGTCCTCTTGATTTTCCTTTATTAAAAGCATTTTTAATAGTTTCTTTTTCTTCTTCATTATTGATAATAGAAAATATTCCACACATATTACTTAATTTAGTAATATTTTTTTAAATGATTTTAATATCAATTTAATTTATTATATTATAATATATGAGTAATAAATTAAACTGTGATAATGTAGATACCCGTAGTTTTATAAGTGATGGAAAATATAAAAGAAATATTCCATCTAGTTCTTTAGAAAATTCCTATTTAACTAGACCAACTCAAACTAGACATGTAGTTATGCCTATGATTGATTGTAGAAAACCATCTACAGTTAAAACTTTATTACATCCAGCATATAAAACAGATAAAATTTTTAATCCTGGGTCAAGAGGACCATATGTTGGTTATTCTAATCAAGTCGATAGAGAATCTCAATTAAAAAATATGTTTCATCCATTACAAAAATGTTCTCAAAATATCTATGTCCCCAATAGTTCTTCTGATTTATACAAAGAAGGTAATTATAAAAATAATTTGAATCATAGTTTTCAACATTTAGATAGAGTTGATAGATTTAAACCATTTAATCCTAATAATTGTAATTTAGGTAGAAATATGTTTAATAATCATACTAGACAACAAACTAAAGATTTATAAATAAATTAAATATAAATTTAATTTTAATTTATTTAAAAAACAATAATCTAGAATTATTATATAATGAGAACTAAAAAGAATAAAAATAAAAATAAAAATAAAACTCGTAAAAATAAATTTATTAAAGATAAATGTTCTCCTATGAAAAATAAAGGTGAAAAAAAGATTACTTGTTATACTAAAGATAGTTTAAATAAATTAAAAAATATTTGGAATTCAAAGCATCCAGATATGAAAATAACAAGTAATAAATATTTTGATATATGGAAAGATTTAAAATCATTATTAAATAATACTTGTTCTAGAGAATCTTGTTGGTTGAATGAATTATATGATAATGAACATTTAAGAGAAAAAGAATATTTAATGAATTTTGCTGCGAAAATGCCAGATAGCTGGAAAAAAAATCCAACCGAATGGTTAAGTAGTTTAGATATAATAGAAGTAATGAAACGTTGGGAAAATATAGATAATGAGTTTGAATTTATAGGACCATCACCTATTGATTATGATACACATATAATGTATAATGAATGCGTATGGGAAGAATTATGCGAATTTGATTTAAAAGAAACATTAGAAAGAGGTAAAAAGAAAATAGGTGTTATATTTAATTTAGATAAACACAATCAACCCGGTTCTCATTGGGTTGCTTTGTATATAGATTTACATAAAAATGAAATATATTACTTTGATAGTTATGGAGATAGAATTCCAAAACAAATAAATAAATTTGCCAAAAAACTACAAAATCAAGGGAAAAAATTAAATAGAAAAATAAAAAAAACTGCATTGAAAAAAAGACATCAATATAGCGATAGTGAATGTGGAATGTATAGTTTATATTTTATAATAGAATTAATAAAGGGAAGAGATATTTCTTATTTTAATAAAAGAATTAAGGATAAATGTATGAAAAAATTACGCAAAAAGTATTTTAATAATATATAATTAAATATAATTTAATTAATTATGTATAATGAGTATAAAATCACAAGAAAATGTTAATATTTTAATCGGAGTATTATCAAGTGAATATCCTGATATGAAAAAAGATAAACAATTTATAAATCATTTTTATTCTCAAATAGAAAATATATACAATAATAGATATAGTATTGGAAATTTACAACAACAAAATAAAATATTATTATCGACTTGTATGAAATTCTATAATAAGAATAAACCAATAGTATTAAAAAAAAAGTCTAATAAACAAACTTCATCGTTTAATGATTATGAAAATAGTTATAACAAATTATTAAATCCTAATAAACCAAAAGACATTGATTTTAGCGATACTATATTAGATGAACCTATTTCTAATATAGATAATATAATGAATCAAACATTAGAAGACAGAGAAAAAGAATTATATAAAATTACAAATCAATATAATGGAACTAATACAAAGAATTGGTTAAAATCAACTGAAACTAGAGAAACTCCAAAAATTAAAATATTAGATGATAAATCTGAACAAAAAAAAGAGAGAAGAGTAAGATTTGAAATACAAGAGAAAAATGAACCAGACATTGAAGATGATATTTCAAATTTATTAAATAAATTAAAAAAAAAGGGTGAAACCATAGAAAAAAATGAAACAAATACTAATATACTAGAAAAATTAGATGAAATAAAAAATAATCAATTAAAAATGTTATCTTTAATTGAAAAGTTAATTGAATCAAAATAAAATATGATAAATTTATAAATGAATTTATCATATAATGAAAAAATAAAATACATTGAATTATTTTTAAATAAAATTTCTTTAAATAAAAACATTAGATTATTAATTATCTTTATAATGCATTATGGTTTAATAATATCAAATTTCATATTATATGTATCTACAAGTAATATAATTATGTATATAATAAGTTTATTAATATTAATGTTTATATTTTTAATAAATGTTAGAGACAATGGATGTTTTTTTATAAAATTAGAAAGAAAATACTTGGGTAAAGAATGGTGGGGTCCATATGGGATATTTAAATATATGGGTATAGATGTTAATAAGATATTTGTAGAGAGAATGTTTACTATGATTTCAGTAGTATTAATAATGTTTTCAATAATAAAATTTATTTATTTATTATCAAAATAAGAAATTTTTTTTATTTTTTATTTTATTTTAAAATTTTTTAACTCTTTTAAAATAATTTGGGAGAGATAAATTTTAATTCAATGTAATATCTTCTATGGCGTATGTTTTCATTCTTGAAACAATATTTTTAATAACATATTTATAATAGTATCTAAATATGTTCATATTGCTATAAATGTCTTTTATACTCATCCATCTTAACATATCTTTTTCATAAAAATGTCTATTTTGTTTAAATTCTTCTGGATTATAATTTCTAACTTTTAAATATTTTCTTCTATACTTCCTAGGAATATGTTTATCGTATTTAATATAAACAACATATACTCTATGTTTATTTTTAGTTAAATGAAATATACAATGATTATCTATTAAATTTTCAATATATTTTTCATCTCCTAAAATTCCATTAGATTCTTCATATCCTTCCCGTATAGCGGCATCTTTGTATGTTTCGGTTTTCTCTTTTTTTCCTCCAAAATCACTCCAAAGCCCGCTTTCTTTCCATTTATAATCAATTGATTCACGAGACAAAAGAAAATAAATTTCTCCTTCATGAATGGTATAAGGTAATATTCCTCCTCCCATTAACTAAGAATATATAGTTATTCTATATTATATTTAAGTATATTTAACACAAGATATTTAATTAATATTATGACTCAACTGATAATGTTGTTGGAAATCCTCCTTGAGTCCCATAATGATAATAATCAACAGTAAATATAGCTTCATCATTGCCCTCAGATGTTGAACCATCCTTTGTATAAAAAAAATCAACGGTTTGATTTGCTTTAATAGCATAATCAGTCGAACTTCCATTATAACTTCCAGATTTATTAAGTTTGACATTGCCATCTATATAAAGTGAACCGAAGTCATAATCCTCTTCTGAACTAACATTCATTTTAATACGTATATTTCCATTACCCATTGCTACTAGATAATACCAAGAATAAGAAGAGTCGGTATGGTTATTTGAAGTGAAAGTATGCATGTAAGAATCACTATCCGATACATTCCAACTTCCTTGATCATAATAATGATAAAGATATGGTTTATCCGAAAAAGTTTTTCCTTTAAACTTATAATTTATACTAATAGAATCATCATTATCTAAAATAAATGTTCTATCTGTAAATAAAGCCCCTCTGAAATCAGAAGCTCGTATTTCAGTGCCGCTTATTACTCCTGATTTACTTTGATATTTAGTTTTTAAATCACTAAAGCTAATATTAGTTGTCCCAATTGACATTAGTATAATATATAATAATAAAATATATAATAACAAATAAACTAAATACATTGAATTAAAATTTATCTCTCCCAAATTATTTTTAAAGAGTTAAAAAAGTTTTAAAAAATAAAAATAAAAAAATTATTAATATATATTATATTATTTATGTTCGGAAGAACTTTAGTAAGATTATTCAGAGATAGTAAATTACCATCAGTTATACCAAACTCTATGCCAATAGCATCTAGATTAGATGGAATATATAGTCCAAAAAAAGCAGATTACTGTAATCATAAATCAAAATGTTATTGTAATAAAAAACAAAATAAAAATGAAATAAAACAAAATAAAAATTAATTAATAATTATATATTTTTAACTATTAATTAATACATTAAACTACGTCTTTATCAATAATAATATTTTTAGGATTTTTAGGGTCTTGAATTAATCTTCCAACTAATATAGGATTTTGATTACTAGTTCTAGCTCTTCTGTAGCTTTCGGCATCATATAATTCTCCAGTTTTTGCGTTAGGTTCATCTGGTTTAAAAATATAGTCAATTCCATCGTGAGAAAATTTAAGCCCTTCCCATAGAATAACTTTCTGATTAATTTTACTCATATCATCTTTTTGTTCGGAAGTAATATTAGGTTTATATAAGAATTGGTCTGGCTTAGCAGATGTATAAGAAAAACAAGCAATATTTTCTTTTTCAGAAGAATGAATAGAACAATCAATAGATGAACTTTTAATTTCATAAAGAATATCTTTTATAGTTTTTTCTTTAATGTTAGATATTTCAAATAAAGCTTCATCGGTAGTAATAGGCGTATTCTTGTCAATTTTACTAACATCTTTATTAATCAATGTAGTAGATACTTTTGGTTTTTTATCTTCTTCATTATCTGCATCAGGGTCTCCATATAATTGTATTTTTGAAAAGACCATTAAATATTTAAAAACTTTAACGGTTCTAAAATCAGGATTAAGATTTATATGACTATTAATACGTTTTGCTCTTCCAATAACTTGTTCTGCTCTTACCGGATGCCAATAAGGTTCCATTATATGAACAAATCTTGTATTTTTAAGAGTAATACCTTCTGCTCCACTACTAGTAATCATAAAAATCTTTATAACTTCACCAAGATTATTATTTTGATGATTTTGTTGTAATCTTTCTCTAATAGAGTTCGGTATAGTTTCCCAATCACCGTTATATATATTTCTAAGAATTTCTTTTTGGTCAGGGTCTTCAGTTCCAGTATATAAAACAAAAGAAGGTTTTGCTAATTCTTCGTCGGTCATGTTAATTTGCCATAATCCTACTGAATTTTTAGTAATTTTAAATTCAGAATATCCATTTTGTAATAAAACTAATTTAAATATACCAATACCTTCTAATGTTCTAAATTGAGAATATATAAGATGTAATCCGGTATTATCTATATCTTGAATATTTGCTAACATTTTTTTAAATTTTGGACTATATGTATCTAATCCTTGAGGAGATAAATATTTATCACTATTTTCTTGTAATGCTTTAAGAGCATTTTTAATTCTAGTTTCATAATCACAATTAACTACTTCTTTCTCTATTTTTTCAACTTCTTCAGCTGTAAATCTTCCATCCATATTATTTAATCTTTGTTTAGCATTGGCATTATCAACGGCATCTTCATCTAGTTTTTTGTCTTCAGAAATAGATTCTTTTAATGCTTTATTGCTAGGCATAGGTCTGGGTATTTCATTGGGAAAAACAAAATTACAAAAAGCTCTACTAAAAATTCTGTAAGTAGAAGTAGTATCCTCATATATATTTTCAGAATTTCCCTTTCTTTTCAATGCGTTTCTGGTCTCTTCTTTTCTTTCAGCAGCACGTGCTATTTCATAAATTCCTAATTGATGATTACTCATAATAACTCTTTCAACAATAATATCTTTATATTGGTCAAATTTAGGTAATAAACTTTCTTTAGCACTTCTAAAATATGAAGTTAATCCCAATATTCTCTTTTTAAATAAATCTTTATTAATCATAGTTCCATCAGAAGAGTTAATAAACATAGAATTAAAGTCTTTAAGAGAATCAGGCAATGCTTTAAATTTATGAGTAGATTTATATGTAGCATAAATAGGTTCTTTTCTTTTCTTTAAAGTGTCAATAATATTTTGAATAAATTCTTGTTCGCTATATTGGTTATCATCTTTAACTGTTTGTGCCGTTCCTTTATATATTTTGGTGCTTCTAGTATATCTAGATATAAATCCGAATGGATTTCTAGTTACAGTTAATATTTTGGTGCTAGGTTTATAATCAACATAATCAGCACTTGTTTTTCTCAAAGTATTAATAACAACTTTTGTATTAATTTTACTTTTTCCAGAAGTTTCTAATTGAAATGTAAATGTTTTAATGTATCCTCTTAACATATTAAAAAGTATAGCAATTTCATTAGGGTAATTAATAATAGGAGTTCCTGTTAAAAATACAATACGACAATCGATGGCATCCATTAAATAATCATATAATGTTTTTGATAAACTAGTTTTATATTTAAGTTTATTAACAATTAAACTAACAAAATTATGGGCTTCATCAATAATAACAACTTTATGGTCAAATGGATTTTTTCTTCCAAATTTAGAATTTTTTAAAGCATCATCTTCTAATTTTTTAATATGTGAAGCTCTAAGACCATTATAATTAGCAAATTGATACTTATTGCGTATCATAGAATTAATTTGTTTATCTAATGATTTTTTCTGTTCGCTACTTAAGTTAGTATAATTAGACCTTCTATTAGCATGAACCATCCACGCTCCTCCTAATTTTCTGATATGTTTTAAATTTAAAGATAATGTTTCAGATAAAGCTTGTTCTAAATGAGGATTATTTTGAGTATTTATAAATTCCCAATATTGATTAGTTTTATATAAAGGGTCTCCACATTTTTTCAATTCTTCAAAAAAGTTTCTTTGTAAAGATGCTGGAGTAAGAACAAATATTTTTTTATTAAAATGTTTAAGTCCTTCGGCTATTCCAATTGAACCGCAAGTTTTACCAGCTCCCAATCCGTGATATAATAATAATCCTCTATATGGAGAATATATATTAATATAATCTCTTATGATTTGTTGATGTAAAAAAAGAGAATAGGAACCATCTTTACTAGTAAAATCTTCATCATTCATTTTTTTATAATTTTGAAGTAATGAATTAATAAAATTAGTAAATATTCTTCTATTATTTAAATAATATGCATTTTTTTTGATATTAACATAACTTTCTGGTTTCTGAGGAAGTCTCTGTTTTATAGGTTGGTCTCCAATTTTAATCATAGATGCTGGGATAGTTAATTTTGTAGGTTTTATAGTTTTTCTAGCTCTAGTTTGTCTTTTAGTTTTAGGTTTCAATGTTATAGGATTTATTAATGTTTGTGTTTTTAGTGCTGGGCTTTCTTCAACATTATCTGTTATTTCTTCATCATTTACTGTTAATTTAGTATCAGTTGGTTTAATATCTAATGTATTTTTTAAATCAGGAGATTGACCTAAAACAGATAATTTGGGATTTTTAGCCATTTTCATATTTAATTCGAATGCGACTATATCAAAATTAGAATCTGTTTTATCTATAATTGTTGGACCAGAAAAAGAAGATATTTTTTCATCAGTTTCATTTTCTGTAGTTGTTTCAGTTTCGGTCTTATTTAAAGTTGCCGAATCCGTAGAATCAGAAACATTAGGTATGGTATTAATAACAGATTTTTTAGTTTTAATTTTAGGTTTTAATCTTAGTTGTACTTTAAGAGGTTTTTTAGGATTATTTCTTTGTTTTAATTTTTCCCGAATATCCATTATATAAAATTATAATATAAAAACTTTAATATTATACGACTGAATTTAATAAATTTAAAGCATTGAAACAAGCAGATTGTTCAGCTTTCTTTTTAATTTTATGACTATCTTTCCCTAGAAACAAATATAATTTATCATCATAATTTTCTAGATAATGTTTAATATTATCAACAACTGAAGAATTGGGGGATAGTTTTTCTAAATCTTTTACATTTTTATATGAATGTATATCTAGATTATGATAATTATAACCAATACATAGAAATACTCCCATATGATATCCATTTTCTTCATCCCATTCTTGAATTTCTCTATAAATAGGAGTGACTTGAAATGCTTTTTGTAGTTTAACTTGTAGAATATTTTTGTAATTATCATTTTTAGATAGTAATTCTGTCCAATCTACGTGTTTATCAAATACATTTTCTATAAATATTTGTGCTATTTGAAATCCGGGACCAGTTAAGAAAACATTATCAAACCAAGATTGCTCATCCGAAATATTAATTTTATTAAAATCTAAGAATAATGCTCCCAAAAAAGCTTCAAATAAACATCCTAATTTCTTTAAATTAGTTCTTGTCTTTTTTTCTTCAGCATTAGATGACATAATATACCATTTATTTAATCCCATTTCATAAGCCATTTTACCAATAGATTCATTTTTAACTAATGCTATTTTTTTTTCAGTTAAAAATCCTTCATTTTCCTTAGGAAATCTCCTATATAAATAATATTTTGTGATACATTCTAATACACCATCTCCCAAATATTCAAGTCTTTCATTTGATTTTGTTTTTAAAGACAAACAATTGGGTGGTTTATCTACAATAGTCACACCATTTTCAATATTTTCTAATTTAGGTCTTTTACAATAAGACCTATGTATGAAAGCTCTTTTATATAGAAGAAAATTATGAAATGTATCTGGGACACCATATTTCTTTAAAATAAGAGAAGCATCTGCTTCTGTTATTTCTACATTATTTGGATTGTAAGGATTAAAAATCAACTCATCATTTTCTTGATTAATATCGCCATCTTGCATAATTTCTTTACTAATATTCATATTCATATTCATATTACTAATATATAAAAAAATACTTTTAAATTATATTTATAAATAATTTAAAAATAAAAAAAAATATTAACAATATTAATGGAAATAATCATTGATTATAGAGAAAAGAAGTTGATAAAACTAATGAAAAGTCAGTTAGAATTATATGAATATAAAAACATAGAAATTAAAGTAGAAAATCTTCCATTGGGAGATATAATAATAAAAAAGAATGAAAAAGAATTACTTATAATAGAAAGAAAAAGCATAAACGATTTAGCTAGTTCAATTAGAGATGGAAGATATAAAGAACAATCTTTTAGATTAAATAATACAAATATTCATAATCATAATATTGTTTATTTAATAGAGGGAGATATAAGTATGTGGTCAAACTCCTATAGTAGAATAAAACCAGAAACATTATATGTTTCTTTATTTAGTTTATTATATTTTAGTGGATTTTCTGTAGTCAGAACAATAAGTTTAGCAGAAACTGGAGAATTTATTTTGAGAATAACAGATAAACTTAATAGAAGTAAAAACAAAAAAAGTTATTATGATTTATCAAATGATAAAGTATCAGATTATGTTGATGTTTTAAAAAGGGAAAAGAAAAATAATATAACGATAGAAAATATTGATGAAATAATGTTAAGCCAAATTCCAAATGTTAGTATATCATTATCCAAAATTTTAATAGAAAAATATGAAAGTATATTTAATTTAAAAAATGAATTAGAAGAAAATGAAAATTGTTTAGATGAAGTAACAATACTAAATAAAAATAATGAAGAAAGAAAATTAAATAAAACAGTAAAGAATAATATTATAAAATATCTTTTAAAAAGAAAAGAAACTATAATTAAAATAAATACATGAATAAAATATTTTAATAAAAAAATATTCTATTTTATTATTATAAGATGTCAGGACTCTTATTAACATCAAATAACATATATGGTATAATAAATCCACCTCCTGACCCAAGCGATGATTTACCAGAAGACCACCAAGATATATCATCTGCAGCAGTAAGATGGGATAATTTTATAGATTTAAGAGATAATTTAGGATCTCAATTAGTTGCTGGTCAAAATATAAATATAGTTGGAAACGTAATATCATCTACTGGGGGAGGATTGTCGGGAGGTACTGAAAGAATAACAGACATAACATTAATAAGTGATTCATTAATTCAATTAACATTTAATAATCCATTACAATTTAATGAAAATTATAACAAACAACATTTTATAATAGAAGATAATGAAAATAATGTTAATATTAGTGAATTAATTTGTAAAGACGGAAAACTTTTAATTTTATTAGATTTATCAATGAGTGATATTTCATTAAATATTTTTAATGGAATAAATCCTTATTATTATGAATCATTTAATGACCAATCTCATTTGGGGATTAATCAAAATCAAGGAACATATGAAACAGGAATAGGTGAATTTTTATATGGAAAAAAAAGCGATGGAACCACCCCTATTTTTAAATTAGATGTAGAATCTGATTTATTAACTAATACACAATGTAAATCATTAAGCTTTTGGGTTAAAGATTATACTTGTGAAGAAGGTAAATTTCTTTTTAGCTCAGGTAGTTTATCTATGATGAGTTTATTTTCAGTTCAATTATATGTTGAAACAGGAGAAGATGAAATAACATTATTTGGACAAAATGTATCTAAGATTTATTTCGATGGAGAAGAATTAACAATAGGTCCTTCTATAGGAAATAGTAATAGAGAAATAACACCTACATTAAAACAAACAGAATGTTCGGGATGGCATCATTGGTATATAGAAGCCGATAGTTATTTTAGAACAATAGAAATATTATCATTTGAAGGAACAAATTTTGGAACAGGAACATTAGATGAAATAAAACTATTTTCATCTGTATTAGATATATCACAAATAAAAGTATTATCATTAACACCAGAATATCAAGAATTAAATAATTTAAACAATGTAAAATTAAGTTATATAAGTGGTGGAGATATTTCTAGAAATTTATTAACAAACAAAGGATATGTTCAAAATACAATATGGACATCTAATAAAGTATATTATGATAGATTAGGAGTGGAAAGCGATTATCAAAGAGATTTAGATTTAGGGAAACAAATTAGTGATTTATCTAATGCTATAAATAATGCTATTAGCTCTAGCGAAAGTAGTAAATTTTTAAATAATAGAAATCAAGTGTTATATGAACTATTAACACAGCAACCGGCTATTTTTACAAAAAATGGCACAAGTAGTAGTGCTGGAACTATAAGTGTAAATTGGCATTATGATGATATAGTTGCAAAAACATATCAAGATGTATTAGCCAAATTAGCATTTCAACAAGAAACAAAGAAAAAATTATTACCTTTTATAGACCAATTAATAATAGAAATATCAGGAAATATTACAACTGGAAATCAAGTAAATGATATGGATAGTAATAAATGGATTACATATAGTCGTGGAATATGGCCAAAAACATTTGTAGAATCTGAAATATATGACCAAAATATATACAAAACCGTTTCATTTAGTAAAACATTATTAAGTAATGCGAATAATGGACAAATAGATAATATTTTAAGTAAATTAGATTCTTTTGATATTAGAGTATATGGCATAAATCATGCTGAAAACTATCCGACTATAGATTCAAGAGCATTATATTTCACTGATTTGGCTTTCGCACAAGCCGCCTCACCATCTATATTAATTTTTGTATCAGAAAATTCTATAAATTCAGGAACATCAATATCTTTTGTAGTTAAAGTAAATGAAACAGAATCTGGGGAACCAACATCTGATGCTGTTATAATAGATGCATCTAGTAGTTATTATCCAACAGAAACAAATAGTTCAGATTTAGAGGGAACACCTATACCTAATCCAATTCAATATTCACAAGTTAATCAAAGTATTAATAATGTAGAAAAAGATACTAATTTTACTATTAATTTAACTGGATTAAGATATGGAACAAAATATACTTATTTTTCTACTGTTAGAAATGATTTAACATCAAATACTGTATATTCACAGCCTTGTGATGTTCAAACCTCTGAATTAACTAGATTACCAGCAAGTTTAAATTCTTCTACATTTTCTAGTAGTTGGTTTAATGTAAGTAATTATATTTATAAAGTATCTACTCCAGATGGAAGTTGGGCTACAAATTTAAGTAATTCTTCTATAATTTGGCTTAACAAAGCAGTATCTAATTATAGTTCATTAAATTTAAATAATAATAGTAGAACATTTGAAATAAGTAAAACATATTCAAATAATCAACAAACAGAAAATGTAGGGTATGGAAAATTTATAGATAATAGCACAAATTTAGTAAATATAAATATAGAAATAAGTGGAAATAAATTTCAAGAATTAAAATTTGGAGGATTTGATGTTCAACCCAGTAGAGATAATTTTAATAATAATACATTTAATTATTTTGATTCTCCTACTGTATCTGACCCATATAATAATAATAGTAATGCTAAAGGATTTAGATTAAACGGAACTATGAAATTAAATGATATTCCTTACAATTATATAAATGACCCTAGTAATGTATCATTTAATGTATCATTTACATATAATAAATTAGCCGAATTAGGTGGAAATACAGTAAATAAAAGTTTAAATCTGTATATAGATGAATTAACCGGTGCTCCAGAAATAGATATAGTGGATACTGAAACATCAATACAAACAGTAGTATATTGTATGGGAATACCTAGTGTTCAAGAATTTGATTTATCATTTTCTAGAATATACAAAAATATAAATTCAGAATATAGATTCTGTAGATATCATACTAGTTCTCCAGCGGGTATAACAGTGGGATTAATAAGTAATATTACAAAGACTAATAGAAGTTCAGCTAGTTTCCAAGGAAAAATAAATATAAATAGAAGTGATATTAATGAGAATGGTATATATGAATTTTCTTCAACGGAAATAGATACTAAAACCTCAGATAGATTTAAAAATATATATTTTAAACAATCTATTGGAATACCAAGTAGTACAGACCAAAGTCCAACTGATAGTTTTAATATTACTGAACAAAGTTATAATCTTAATTCTGAACATACAGAAACAAATAGTTATAATATAGATTATTATTGTGATTATAATAGTTTTAATAAAAGTAGTAATAAAATAACTACGGCTAAGTTAGATTTAACTAATGTATATGAAATAGATGATATTAGCGTTTTAGATACTAACGTTGGTTCATTAGAAACCAAATCTTTAAGTCATGAATCTATAGTTAAAGATTGGACATTACTATATATAAATGGTGGATTTAAAACTAATGCTGGACAACCTTATCCAATAGTTAATGAATATAATTGGAATTTATCATCTGATAGCACTCAAAATCCTATTCTTACTACTTATAACGCATATAACAAATCTTATGATTTTGATGGTAATGAGACAACTAATAATAGTGGATACAAATGGATAGTATTTAAATTTAGTATGTCATCAGATTCCACAACTTATTCAGAAGGAGGAATTAATATTACAATATTAGATGTATATTCTTTATTAAATAGTAATTATAACATAACTACTCAAAATTTAAATAAATTAAAAGATGCTAATGACTCAGATATTATTGGATTTATTCAACAAAATGTAAAAAATTCTGATAGAATAGGAAGATTAGATACTAATTTTGATCCAGGAAACGTATGGTATAAACAAGCATCAAATGTTTCTTTAGATGATATATTTAATGGAACTAATTCTCATAAATATGGTTCGTTAGAAACTAAAAGTTCAACTGAATGGGGACCAAGTTTAGATAGTAGTTTAGGAGATGATTTAATAAATATTTTTATAGGTTTCAAAAATTCCATTAACATAACTAATTAGATATGATTTTAGATGTTATTACTAATTAAAATCATAAATTTTAATTTTAATTTTTTTTTAAAGTATATATTTTATATTTTATAATTTAAATTATTTTCTTTTATATATTTATAAAATGGCTAGTGCAGACGATAGTATTTCAACTGATTCTCAACTTCTCAACGTTAAAGAGAAGGTTGATTTTCTTTTTAAGAACTATTTGGGTTTCCCAAATACTAAACAAGGTTTGCCTTATTTCAATGAAGAAGCGGCTGGAACTTCAAATAATTATATAGATGGTGCAGATGTATTAATTAATCCTCTTCCAGAAGGAACTTCATTAAGCTTCACTAAAATTTGGGATAAAGATACAACGAATAATGCTGATTTATTAGAAAAAATAAATCTTCCAAATACCATTACCGATGACAACAATACTACTGTAGAAGTATATGAAGATTCAACTGGTATAGTTTTAGAATATGTAAATGTTCCTCTTACCGCAGTCCCTAATACAACAATTTCTACTGGCTCCGGAGATGTTACACAAACTTACTTTATTCCAGGAAGAGCCGCTGATGGAAGCGCTGATGCAACTAAAAATGTATTACACGATACTATACAAACAAATGTCGAACAATATTACGATTCTAATGAATCATTAATACAACCATATGGTTATTCTTTAAGAGATTCAGGTGGAACACCTATTAAAGCTGGAAAGTTTGGAGGTAATTTTATAGTTGATGTTAAAAACGGTATAGTTAATTTCACTGATGTAGAATCTAACTTAGCAGATGGTGCTTCAGGAACAATTCATTCACGTCTTAATGCCGGCGTCCCTAACATAACTTTTAAGAAATATAATGGTTTAAAGGGTATTGCTAGCGTTATACAAGCAAGTTCTGATGGAACTAATACATTCAGTGATGTTTCAGCAAACAATATTCAAAGTAATAGACAGGCAATAGGTGCTCTTTTCAGTGAAATGCAGGATGGTATTTTACTTGATCTTTGTGGTCAAAGATTTCATGATGATAATAAAGGTTCTGCTATTATTCTTCCAAAAGGTGAAAATGCCCAGAGACCTTGGGTAAATGGATATAATGGAGGAACTGGAGATGGCGCAGCATATCGTAAAGATAATGCTGAAGGTGCTTTGCGTTATAATACTGAAACCAAACAATTTGAAGGTTACAGTAGTGAAGCTTGGCAAGGATTAGGTGGAGTCACTGATATAGCTCAAAAGACTAAAGTCACAGCATCCTTTAGTTCTGATGATTCTGGTCAGGATAAACGTCTTCGTTTCTTTGTTGATGGAAGTTTGAATATGGTTTTTGATGGAAGTGGTAATATCGCTATGGGATATAATTACGATGGTGCAGACCAAACACTCCAAGGCACTGGATTTTCTGGAACAGATGTATCATTTAATGATAACGTGAATGTCACTATTCATGCAGATATGAGTATGAATGGTATGTTTTACAATACTGGAGGTATGGATATAGATGCCGGAGTTTCTTTAACTGGAAACTTAACTCAAGTAGGAGATATTGATTTAACTGGTGATATTACACAGACTGGAGATGTCTCTCAAACTGGAACTCTTACTGTTTCTGGAGATACTAAAATTAATAATAAATTTAATGTCGATGCCGGAACCGGTAATCTTGATATGTCTGGAGGTTTAACTATTAATCATGATAAATTTACTGTAGCATCTGCAACCGGAGATACTGTTGTTGATGGAACCATGGATATATCTGGAGCTACTAAATTAGCCAAAACCGCTGGAGTTGTAGAATTAGC